CATAAGAGATGCCAGGAACAGTAACCAATGGTTTAAAGTTTTCAGGCATTTCTTTAAAATGCCACTCATATTTTGGATGAAATGTCATCTCTAATACTGAAACCAGTACTTGCGATAAATTGTCACCGATAACCTTCATTTTTTGTTCTTTTGACTTTGCTTCTTCAAAAGAATCAAAAATTTCATATATACTTTTCATTAAAATTCCTCGATGACTTCCATAAGATTTTTCAGTTTGTGTTCCATGAAATAATTTAACAATCCTTGTCTTGATGCCGGTTTGACATCATCGTAAGTATTTATGATTCTCTCTTTTATCTCAACAGGAATCATTTTGAGATCAATTAGTGTCTGATTACGAGAAAAACCGGTTTTAGCAACATCATCTTGCCAATTTTGCCAATCTTCATTAATCAATTTATCAATAACGCCTTTAGTGATTGGTTTTTGCCTTAGTTCACGGACAAAACAATCTGAAGGAGAAAATACATTTGGTATGCCATCACCTTTATCACCACGAATGATTTTCTCTTTGAGTTCCAAGAGAGGATCGGAAGAAGTTACATATTTCTTCAATGATGGATTGTATTGTTTTATTTTGAAACTGGTTTTTCCATTATATTGTTGTAATTGCAAAAAATCTCCGTCACTAGACAGTATTAAGATATTTTCATGCATGATATGTCGAGGTACTAGTGTTCCAATAATATCGTCAGCTTCAGCACCTTCAACATCTACAACTTTATATGGAAAATGTTCTTTGAGTTCTTGTTTGAGTTTGGCGAGAATATCAAAAATCATGTGCCAGTCTAAATCAGACTTTTCACGAGTTTTCTTTCTGCCAGCTTTATAGAAAGGAAAGAATTCTTTACGCCAGTATTTTCGATTATCACAACATAGAACAACTTCGCCATACTCTGAACGAAAATTTCTAATATGAGTTCTGATAATATTTAATACCATGTGTCTAACAAGATTTTCTTCAAGTTTGACACCTTTTTGGCTATTAATTTGTGCCATCAGGCCAGCCAATAGGACCTGATTTAAATCAACTAAAATCATAATAAACTTTCAATAGTTTCCAGATATATTAGTATATCACTATTCGGCCAATCTGGCAACCAGCCTGTCCACAAAGGCGGAAGAAGTGGTAGTCTTTCTGGCAATAATACCATACCAGTCAGATGGTAATAGTCCAGACATATACTCTAAAGGACAACCCAAAACACCCTCAAATTGGTCCAAATCGACCACATTGTGTTCCTCATCTTCTTTGAATAGCACAACATGATAATTGTGTCCGAGGTTACTGGAACCAATTCCTTCGCCTGGATCTTTGTATAGTGAACCTTCTATGTGTATCTGATTTTCTTTCTCACCTGGTAGAAAAAAGTATGCATCATACTGGTCGTCTTTAAGGTATTTTAGAAATTCTAGCATTGTATTCCTTTATGTGTGATTTTCTTACTCTTACCATTATCCATGTATTATAGTAATCTTCACTTTCCATTACACCACGGACAAATTGTTCTTTAGCTTCAAGATATCCACATTCACCTTTAGAACGGCAAAGATGCAATATTTCTCTACTAAAGTTTTCATGACCTAATGTTAACACATCTTTCATTAGACTGTCACTACTTCCATAGTAAGTTTGCCAATCACTCTGTACCTTATACTTCTTTTTTTTACCTTTGACTTGTTTGGTTTTGGAAGAATAAAAAAATTTCTTTCCTATGTATTTTCTGTTATTCGTCAGATTAGTTATCTGATACACGAACCCGTAATTATCACCAATCAAGTCTTCCGTAAAATCTTTACTATCATATATCCAGTTTATCGATCCCATTTTTCATCATCTTCAAAATCATCTTCATCCTCTATATAGGATTCAGTTAATTCTTCGATGACTTCACCACAAAACGGGCAATGTTCTGGTAAATCTTGTGAGACCATTCCTTCCATATATTCTATATTGTAAGTTGATTCACAACTTAAACAATCTCCAGAAATAGATTTCATTGACATTATTTTTCCTTAATGAGCCCAAACATCACTCCAATCTCCAGATAAAGCTCCTTTTGCATAATCGGTTGCACGATTCTCAAAGAAGTTGGTGTGTGTTGGTGCGTTAATCATTTCTTCTACCCAAGGCAGAGGATTTTTCTTTACTTTATATACGCCTTTTAGGCCTAACGATATCAATCTACGATCAGCAATATATCGAATGTATTTTTTAACATCTTCTGCTGATAAACCTTCCATCGTGTTTATGCCGAAAGCAAGGTCAATAAATTTATCTTCTAATTCAACCATTCTTTCTGCAATCGTATATATCTTCGATTTTAATTCATCTGTCCATATTTCACGATTTTCTTCAATATAAGTTCTGAATAATTTAATCATTGATTCACAATGTTGTGTTTCGTCTACAATCGACCAAGTAACAATCTGGCCCATACCTTTCATCTTACCTTGTCTTGGAAAATTCAATAACATAATGAATGAAGAAAACAATTGCATACCTTCTGTAAACGCAGAAAATACTGCGATATGTGTTGCTGTGTTTTCTTTTGTAGAATTGTTTGCTGATATGTTGAGAACATAGTCATGTTTCTCTTTCATAGCTCCATATTCTAGAAATTCATTATAAGTTGTTTCTGGTAAACCTAGAGTTTCAATAAGATGTGAATATGCAGCAATATGTAATGCTTCTCTAGCAGCAAAACCCATCAACATCATACGAACTTCTGGTTGTGAAAAATATGGCAGATAATTACGAACATAACCTCCAGCCACATCAATATCACCTTGTGTAAAGAAACGGAAAATATGTGTTAAGAATTCTTTTTCACTTTTAGTTAATTTCTTTTTCCAATCTTTTACATCTTCAAGCATAGGTACTTCTGTATGTAACCAATGTGACTGCTCATGTTTTAACCAGGCATCATAGGCCCATGGATAGTTGAATGGTTTAAAGTAACTTCTTTCTTCTGTTATATTTGATTCTGTTTTTTTCATTTTTTTCTCTAGTGTGATGGATTTTCTAAATTAAAGTCATCCAAATCAAAAAGATATAACATTTTTATATCTTCAGGTAAATACATATCAGATTTAACTCTTATTTCTTTGTGTATATTTTTATTTACTTTATTAACGATACTAAACGCATAATTAAAAACTGGAATTTTTTCTTCCTGTAAAACATCATAAGCTTTTCTCATCGATATTGATGAATTACATAAATCATCAATTAACATAACAGGTTTTTCATTTGGCATTCCTTCTATCCAATTTAAAAGTCCATAAGTTTTTTGTTCTTTTCTTATTGAAAAGGAATTAATGTTCAAATCGAAAACACGAGCGATTAATGGTATACCTGCCAGTAATGGTGTTGATCCTGTTTCCAATCCCGATATTTGAAAATTAAATTGACCAATTTCATGTTTTACTTTGTGAATAAACATCTGTGAAACTGCTGACAAAAATTCATGATTGAAAAGGCCATTTCTCAAATAAAAGATCCAAGTATATGTTGTACCAGGTATTTTACCTGGCATAACTCTGTTTCTAATCAAACAATTTTTTTCAATATAATTTTTTGTCCAAAAGTGTAACTCATCATATTCATTATAATCCATTTTTTATCCCTCACAAGCAATGCAATCGTTACCTTGAGCAATTTGTGTCATGTCGATTTCTTTAATCACTTGTCGCTCAATTTTCTTAGACACTTTATCAGCTTTACCAATCTTTTCTGAACGGCAATAATATAGTGTTTTCAGTCCTTTTTTCCATGCCATGAAATGTATAGCATGAATATATTTTATGTGTGAATCTGGTCTAAAGAAAAGATTTATGGATTGTGCTTGATCAATATATTGTTGTCTATCTGCAGCCAATTCTATTACCCATCGTTGATCAATTTCCATAGATGTTTTGAAAACTGCTTTTGTATTTTCATCCATCCATTCTAAATGTTGCACAGATCCATCATTAGCAATAATACTACGCCACACATCATCGGCCCATTCTTCTGGTTTACCTTCAGATTCCTTTTGTATGATTTGATCTAACCATTTATTTTTTGTTAATGATGAACCGGATAATGTATCTTGACGGTAAGCATTGGCACGATATGGTTCAACAGAAGGACTGGTGTTACCCATAATAATAGAAGATGATGCATTTGGTGCAATTGCCATGAGATGACTAAATCTTCTACCTGTGCCTGCAGCGTCTGGTGCTTCACCTCTTTGTTTGCCAAGGTAGATGTTTGCTTGATCAAGCATTGCTCTAATATGTTTGAACATTCTATTGTTTGCAACTTTCGCCATTACTCCTTCGAAAGCAATATTATTGCGCTGAAGATAAGCATGAAAACCGAGAGCGCCAATACCAATACTTCTTTCCCGTTGAGCACTAAATCTGGCACGAGCAATGGCATCAGGAGCGTTATCAATAAAAAATTGGAGCACATTATCCAACATTTCAGCGACATCACGTAAGAACAATTTATCATTTTTCCATTCATCATAATACTCCAAGTTAAGAGATGAAAGACAACATACTGCGGTTCTTTCTTCATTTGTTGGTAGAATAATTTCAGAACATAGGTTAGACTGATGAACCTTCAAACCTTTTTCTTTAAGAAAATCTGGCAACATTCTATTACTTGTATCAATATAGTGAATGTATGGTTCACCCGTATGCATACGCAATTCTAAAATCATTTGCCATAACATTTTTGCAGATACTATTTCTCGAACTTCACCAGAATGTGGGTCTTTTAACTCCCAATCATCAGAAGCCTCCGAATCTAACATACACTTCTCAATGATTTTCATAAAATCATCGGTAATATTAATGCCATGATGTAGATTTAAACAACGAACATTCGGATCGCCTGTTGGCTTTCTCATCTCCAAGAACGAAATGATATCAGGATGAGAAATGTCAAGA